ATATAGATACTTGTAACTCCAGCGTTACAATGCCAACCTTTCCAATGATGCAAATTGTTATCATACAATTGATTAGCAGATATTTTAATCTCACTACCATCTTGTAATTCTACTATGGCATTACAATGAATATCCTCAGTTAGTACAGCATTCATAAAAATTCCATTTGGTTAGTAACTTTTATCGGGAACTGTTTCTTTCCTTGTCCGAAATCTTTGATTGGATGAGTGTAGCTAACAATTCCGTGTTTCTCTAAAAATGTTTTGTATTGTTTGTTACGAGATTGATGCCAAGACTCATCCATGATATTAACTGATACTAGACATTTATGACTTTGTGCAATCTGGTGTAGATTTACTACTAGATTGAAAAACTTTTTTTCTTTCATAAATTCACTATGTGTAGAAAATGTAATCCAATCACAATAATTTATCATTTCCTTATAATATTCTAGACTAGCTGTGCCATTGGTAATAACCCCAACATTCCCTAGATGCTGGGCAAAACACTCATGTAACCATTTTAAAAAAGGAAGAAAATTTTTATTTAAAGTAGGTTCGCCTCCTAAAAATGACAAATTATATTTGATATTTTTTTTAGGGCTAGCTGACATAATTCGAATCCACGCCGCTTGCAATTTCTCTAATGAATAATCTTTAGATGTTTTATCATGCCATTGATCTGGACAATAACTACAATCAAAATTACACCTTGTTCCAACTAGCCAATGGATTGTAATACCCGGTGCATACTCGCGTATCCGAACAATAGGATTACTGTCAGTTACTACAATCGATTGCATTATTCGTTGATGCTTTCGTCGATAATTTCGTCTACTACTCTGATATCTTTCTGGTTGGCAAAATCTGCCATAAGTTTGTCTAAACAGCCGTTTTCATTTGCTTCCCATTTTTTACGGAACTGTTTGATCACTTCACCATCACTTGTGACAAATACCAAACTGTTGCCTTCTTTCTTGAGAATGTTTTTCTTCTCTGCCAGGTCAACCAATCCAGAATGTGGACTCATACCAGTTGAGTAAGGAATCTTAACTTGCATACCTTCAAACGGTTTAGCATAGCGTGTTTTCATTACTTTACAGCCGGCACGAATACCGTTAACTTCACTTACTTTGTTACCATCTTCATCTTCTTTCAACTTCATTTTCTTCATGGCAACAACAATGCTTGATGCATAGATGAATCCCTGTCCACCACTGATCTTGTCATCGGGATCGAACATGTCTTGGCTTGCGTATGTATGATTAGTAGCAACCAATCCAACATTGTGACTACCAAACATATTAACACAGTTACGAACCAGTGCTGTCAGTGCTTTGGGCTTGCGACCCATGTCACCTTTCATGTCACCTGCTTCAAACTGGTTAACGTCTGTGGGAGTCAACAACATGCCCAACGAATCAATTACCCACAGAACCTTCATGCGTTCTTCATCAGGAAGTGCTTTGTAATCAATCATGAATGTGGAAATTGCTTTGGCCACATCGTCAATCATGCTCATGTTGAGTTTAAGCAACTTTGCTGGATCAGTGTCAACACCCAGTGCATGTAGCCACGATTCGTCCAGTGCATTTTCTGTGTCCACAAGAATAACAAAGATACCTTGTTCTTGTGCGTTTTTAACAATGTTACCACTGCAGATATAACTTTTGCCTGCGCCAGATTCACCAGCAAATACCGTGACCTTACCTAACGGAATACCTTTGTTAAAGTCTCCAGAGATAAGATAGTTTAGTGCATAGTTGCCTGTGCCAATCCAGTCAGTTGGATCGTTAAATCCAATGCTCAAGCCTTGAATGCTTTTAGTAATGTCCTTGCGGAACTTTGAAATGTCGAATGGTTTTCCCATGTGTTATCCTCTTTGTATTGAAAATTTGTTATTAGACAGCAAATTTCTAAAAACAATTATACGATATTTTGTTAAATTATCGTAGAGATCTGGAATATTTCCAATGTTTAAATTATCCCCAGATGGCTGTTTGCTATGTTTTTTGCACCAAGCAACGTATTCAGCACTCAGCGGAATTGTCTGCGAAGGTTGCAAGCTCAGTGTTACATATCCTAGCAATTCATCAAATGAATTTTCATCGTCAAATTCTAAACCGTGGTCGAAAAAAATAAATTTGTTGTACAACGTTCTTCCGAGATGATTAAACGATATGCTCAAATTGGCGTGATGGTTGGTCAACAGTGTTTTATCAAACGGGTTATCAGCAATTTTTGTCCAGGTATCGCTTACAGCAAATTCAATGTTTTTGAACATGAGTTCTAAACTATGAATATGTGGTTCATTCAGTGAACTGTACAATTCTTCAAACCCCAGCTTGGATATCACTACTCCCAACGGAGGAGTCTGTATATCATCCGGAAACATGTCGTGTATCTTTTCTGACAAGTCAGAAAAGTTTGTTTCCCTTCGTCTTTTCTGTATATCGTAAATCAAATTTTGAGAACTTACCCAATCAGCATGCATTTTGTTAAGCAATCGTTGATCAAGGTATTGTTCATGGTCACAATCTTCTAGCTGTAGTTCAGCTAAGTCGTACAACCATTGATTTATTTCCGATGCACATTTTTTGAGTTTTTGTATTCTGTCTAGAATTCTTGATCCGTGTTGTGGATTTTTACAATGAAAACTATTCAGTCCTTGACTGTTTAGTCGGTCAATGTAAAAATCCAACAATACTTGATTCAATGGCTCAAATGGAATTTCGTCCCCTGTGCAATCAAATACTAATTTGTAATTCATAATTGTTAAAAGGCCCACAGGGAGCCTTTTAAATTATCACTGCTTCTGACGACTACGAATCATAGCCAAAATGTCTTGTGCATTTTGACCTGTAGCCGCTGGTTTAGCAACGGGTGCGGATGCCACTGGTGCGTCTTCCTCGTCATCAAATGGTGATGCACTTGCCACTGGAGCAGGTGCTGGGGCAGCCTTTGCTACAGGAGCTGTTGCAGCCACAACGTCGTCTTCAGTTACACCACTGTTGCCGCCTGCTGGTGCAGATACACCTGCTGGACGGAAGTAAGCACCCCAACGCTCTGTGTCATATGCTTGACCATCCACCGATGCTTCAAACATTTCTTTCATGACTTTCACAGCCGCTTCGTCAGGCTTCTTGGGCAAGAATGTGCTCAAGTCAAACAGGCCGTGTGCATCCACTGCTGCCTGTTCCACTTCTGACAGTGCAGACTCTTTACGTGCCCACTTTGAAGTGTTGTAGTCGGCAAAGCCGCCTTTTTGCGTTTTTGTGATACGGAAGTCCAGGCCACGCAAGGTGTCTGTTGGAGTTTCTTCCAGTTCCGGATCCATCAGCGCACCTTTGATAATGGTGAACAACTGAGGACCAATGATGAATCTACGAATGGGATTGTCTGGAGTTTTGTCATCGGCCAGGGGGTTCTCACGAACAAAGCCCTGAAAAATGTAACTGCGTTTTTTCCAGTATTTACGACCCATGTCTTCAAGACTTTTGTCTTTGAACCATGTGCGTACTTCTGTCAGGATTGGGCAGGTTTCTTGCCACATTTCCATACAAGGAACTTGTACGTAAACCTGTTTTGATTCCATCTCACCTTTGACGCCATTGAATGGCAACCGAATCATTGCTCGTTCTTGCCAAAAGAATGTGTTTTTTGTGTTGCCGTCTGGGAGGAATCGTAGTGTAGTGGATGCGCCTTCTTCCATGTTCCAGTGTGGATAAATTGCGTTATCACCACCGGTGGATTGTCCACCTTTGTTGTTGCCTTCTGAGGCTGCGAGACGTGCTCGGATTTCTGCTAATGATGCCATTTTAAGTTGCCTTTCTAGTGTTATAAAATGTTTTTTTAAGTTGCCTGTGATGCTAATAAAAAAGCGTGTCACACAAGTAGTGTACACGCTTTTAGTGTCAGCGTCAATGATATTTATGACGCATTTGCTCTAATGACTATTTTATGATCTAATCATTCCGGACAGTTCTCGCAACCGGTGTAGCACATCTTGTTCTGTCTCATCAAACTTTTGCAGTTTACCGGAGTGACCATATTGGCCTTGTAATGATGTGGTTTCTTTAACTTGAGCGGGAGATCCTTTGTTGGATGTAGTGGATCCTAGGGTATCACCAATAGCGTGTCCCGCAAGGGCTCCAAGCGGAGCCATTCCCAGTCCGCCCGATGCACCAGCAATGGCTCCTCCTATTGCTGCGCCGGCTAATCCTTCAGCCATTACTTGGTCAATGAGTTTTTTGCCACCGTACAGCACAGCCAACAATATACCAACTGGAATTGCGTATTTAACTGCGGCTCCTGCCAGTTCGGCAATAGTTTTTCCGTCGATTGCACCACCTACTGCTTGAGCAATCGCACTGGCGGCTTGCCCAGCGTCTCGATATACTTCGCCAACCCCGCCAACCATCTTATCTGCTACATCGGTGATTGCTTGGTATGCACCAACTCCTAGACCGATTTGACCTGCATTCTGTGCCGCAGACTGTGCGGCAGATTTGGCGACATCCGCTGTGCCGCGGCCAATGCCAGCGGCTGTTTTTCCAGCAACTTGGGCTCCGGCTTTGCCTGCACCTGATGCCATCTGACCCAGTTTAGGACCAACTTTGGCCAACAAGGGTATAACAGCTCTTGCGCCTGCTGCCAACAATGGAGCAATTTCATTTAGTTGTTCTTCTTTGGACATTTCGCGACCTAACATGGCACCACCGGTACCGCCTGCGGCACCACCTACCACGCCACCTATCGCTGCGCCAATTGGACTCCCGGTTGCTAATGCACCCAATGCAGATCCAGCAACTGTTCCGCCAACACCGCCTAATGTTCCGCCGGCAAGTTCGCTTTTCCACCCTTCGCCTAGTAATCTTTTAAGATCATTTAGTTCGTCTTGGAATGTTTCTTCCAGAGGCGGGTTACCGGTTGTCACTGCAACCTCTTCTGCCATGTTGCCCAATGATTGTTCAACCTGCTTGATCCAGCCACTGACATCACTGCTGCCAATTTCTTCAACGTCGCCCACAAAGTCTGCAACTTCATCAATGGCGGCTGTTACTTTTTCAGGACCATATTTGCTTAGTAAGTCTGCACGTTGCATTAAAATTCTACGTGTAATAGCACCGGCCACCGGACTGTCTTCCATACCTTCTGTCATACCTTCTGTCATACTTTCATCCATGTCATCTTCTGGCTTGCCATACAAGTATGTAACAACTCCCATTGGGCTTATAACGTGCGTAACATCAATATTGTCGTCATCATATTGAGCCAATAACTTTTTGGCGCCAACAACTTCATAACGTGCTGGCTTGTATTCGTCAACTACTTCGTCACCGTCCATGACTCTCCAGATATCGTTGCGTTGATAATAGAATTTATCTCTTTGTTTAGTCTCTTCGTCCACAACCTGCTGTGACATATTCATTCCAGATAGTTCACGCAAACGGCCGATTGTATCTTGTTCATCTTCGTACATGCTGCCGCACTCCATCAAGCCGTGTTCTGGGCAGTGTTCGCCTTCAGCCGTGTAGTTGCATGATCCGTCTGTTTCTTCTTCACCAAATGCATCTTGTGCGGCACTGCCTAGTTTGGCACCTGTCATTGCACCACCTGGGCTCTTTGTTAGTGCGGCACCGGCGGCACCTCCAAGGACTGCTCCAAGCATGCCATCTTGCAATAGTTCATTGTTCATTCCGCCATCAACTGAATATTCTTCATCATCTTGTTCGGCCACAGGAGGGGGTGGCACTTCTGCTGGTGCTGGTGCAGCGGCTACTGGTGCTTCTGGAGCCACTGTAGCAGGAGCCAACTGTTCTGATCTGAGTGCGTCTAGCACTGGCTCAAAATCTTCAAATCCTTTGTTGGACATGTCTTTGATACGTGCAATAACCAAATTACGGCAATCAGCATTGGCATCTTGTTCGGCCAGATCTTGCAGTTGATCGAACAGGATGTCGTCACCGACCAAACTGTATAGTTGTTCGGTTGCATTGGTTGCATCTGCACCAACTGGCAACTCTTGTGACAACAGAGCAATGAGTTCTTGCTGTTGCTCTGGGGTGTTGGGTGTGGCCCATGTGCCTTCTAATAGGTTTTCAGCCCAGGCTTCAAATATGTTTGCTTCTTTCATTGCAGTTCCTTGTTGTTGTATACGGGCCAAGATAGGCAAGGCCTGTTCAATTCGCGAATCAATTGTTTCTTGAACAAATAGTGTTTTAATGTCTTCGATGATTACATCTTGCTCTGTTATGTCAGCAGGGTTCCAACTTTCAAAGTATGTGTTATATCCACGTGATGAGGATAGTCCTTTAAGAGCTCGGTTCATTGTGGCATGATACTCGTTTGTTTGAGTTACCAGATTGGCAGTGTCGCCTTCAAACACACGGCCATGACTGGCTCTGCGGAAACGACTTAGTACATTGAGTTCTTCCACCATGTTGGCAATGTGCTGTCCACGCATGTCATAGGGTCTGCCACCTTGACGCACATGCTCTACCATGGCGCGACCGCCGGCCAAGTTGCGGAATGGCAACTTGTAGCGTTCGCCTTCGGCTGTTTCCAAGAACAAACTTTCAACTTGGCGGAAACGTGCTTCGTTAACACCCATTGGACGCTTGTGACGTATCATTAGTCGCACAGAATCAGGATCACCATTCCAACTCACATTTTTTGTGCCGTTCCACGATTCAAACAGGCCTTCTTTGAGTGCTGCCTGACCTTGCATGCTGTACTTGAGTCTGTTGATGTTTTGACTGCCAAATGTCATAAAGTTCTTTGTGGCAAAGTTTTTAAGTTGATGCTGGAACTCATACCATTCTGTTTTATCTTCACTGTCCATGCCGCGGCCCACATTGTCACCGCTGAACAATTCCAGTTGTTTATCATCTCCCAGCATCACAACCACTGTGCCGTAGTTGGTGCCGCCAGAACTGACAAATTCAAAACTGTAAATCTCAGCATCTTCTGCTGTGGGTGCAGGCTTGCCAGTGCTGTCTAGTATTTCTGGGTCAAAGCCGCGTGTGACCAATAGGTCAAAAAGTTGTTGTCCGGGAGTATTCTGTGCCATAGTGTTCTATTTATCCAATTTAGCTTTAACGTAATGTGGCAAAAAACGGCATAGGCTCTATCATTGTATCGCCAAAATCACGCATTTGCGAGTCCATTTCTGTGTGATAGTTCTGTAACAACTGCATCATGCGTATGGCCAACAGTGTGCTCATAACCAAGTCGTCTGTTTCGCCGGGTTTGGCAGCGTAACTTGTTCCGTGTGCTACAAACGTTTTGAGTTCTGATACCAATGGAGCACTGTTGATTGACATCTTCTTGGACTCTACCAAGATCTTTAACTTGCTACAGGCTGATAACTTGCTCTTGTTTGTGGTGTTAAATCCCTTGCGGATTCTACGTGCGCCGCCGGCCACAGAGTTGTCACTTAGGAAATAGCCTTCAATGTTTTCTTCGCCAAACTCTGCAATTGAAATCAGTGCGGCTTCGCCAATGGTGTTGTTTTCCACACTGTAGTAGATGCTTTTGGGATCTTTAACAATTTCGTTAATGTGTTTACATACGTCAGATAAGATACGTATCTGTGCTGGAATAGTTGTTTTATTATGGCGCCATTCAGCCACTTGTATGGTAGTGTTGGCTTCAAACACTTGTATGGCAGCAGGATCGCCTCCTGTGCCCAAACTTGGATCCAAGGCCACAACATACAGTTTACCAGCCTCAGGCCGTTTATACCAACGCACTTGCCCTGTTCTATACAATGGATCTTGTTGACCTTTTAATTCAACCAAGATAGCCGGTGCAATCAGTGTTTCATCGTTGATAATGAACTCACAGCCAATCTCTCGACGGAAACGATCTGTTCCCAACTGTGCTTCCATACTGGCGCCCCAAGCTTCATCACGGTCCGGATGCTCTTGCCAGAAACTACGGAATGCCTTGAATCCATTGATGCCCAAGG